TCTTTCGAGCATCTTCTGCCCATGCGTTTAGGTTTGGCGCTTTGTGGTTTGGGTTGTGGTGTAGTAGTTCGTCAAATGCCAATTGAGCAAAGGCCAGATCTATCTGATCAAACTTCGGTTTGACGTTGGTTATAGTTTTATCTTGTCTATTCTTATCTATTCTCTTCTCTTCTTGCATGACTAAATCTGATTTAGTCATGACTTCATCATGATTTATCTTTGCTTTATTGATCATCCCGCGCATTTCTTTATTTGATGTCATGCTTTGATCAAGCCTTTTAAGCATTTTTAAACATGTTATTGCGTTGTTATTAGACTCAAACAGTTCAAGATTGATCATATAAGCCATCATTTCGTTTACCCGCTCAATATGTATGCCAGTATCAAAAGATATAATTTCAGAGTCATGTTCCAATTCAAAAGTCAAGTTATTCTGATCTACTCCGGCTGCGATAAGCTCTATGCAATACCAGTATAAACCGTAACCTTCAAGGCCGTATTTCATTCTAACTTTTTTCAATTTAGCATCTTGACTGGCATTTGTGTCATGTTTAAACCAAAGCATTAAAACCCATCCTTATGTATATCAATATCAATGTGAGTTTTTCAATATCAAGTCGAACATTTAGTTTTGACTTCATGAATAACTCCTGTTTGTGTTCGCATACTTTATACAATACGCATTAAGAAAGGCAAATAACATTTAGTAATTAAAAATTCGTTTAATATAGCTATAAGATTGTTGCATTCGCAATAGATATGACTGAAGATGGGCACTTCGAAACAACGGAGCAAACAAATGAATAAATTACTACTCGATGAATTGAAGATCATGTACAGCGGAATGGCCCAGGTGTCGATCGCTGCGCTCTCAGGGCTTACGCCAGCGACTATATCCAAGATCTGGAACAGTAAGCAAGGTCTGACGATTTCAAGTTTCTGCCAGCTATGTGAGGCTCTAGACGATCAAAACGGTTTAAGCAGTATGACGACAGCCAAGGCAGTCTGGTACGCAGCAGCATTAAGAAAAGGCAGCAAGATATGACAGCGCAAATCAAAAACATATATCAGCGCATCCTTGGCGTAATCAGCGAAGGGTTGTACATCAAACGAGGATCAGCAGGACAAGGCACAGGCGTTCTATACGATGAAGTGGTGTCATTGGTTAGCCCGTATTTAGTTAAGCATGGCATCGTCATCACGGTCGAGAAATCCGGCGAAGGACGCAGCAGAGCGAATGCCAAAGGCAACTATATATACGAGTCTGATTTCGTCATACATTACATTAACGTGGATTTGCCAAGCGATCGGTTTTCGACCCTGGTCGAAGCCCATGCAATGGACGCAGGCGACAAAGCGCCGGGCAAGGCTATAACTTATGCGACCAAAATTAGCATGTTAAAGGTGTTTCAGTTTGAGACTGGCGACAACGACGAAAGCCGCGAGGAGGTCAAAGAGAAATCAAGAACAGTTAGCCAAGAGCAGGTTAAACAGCTATCTGAGTATTGTTTCTCGAAAGATGACCAAGGCAACCCGCAATGGTCTAGCATTGGCACAAATCTGACCAAGGCCTACCGGATCAATTCATTGGCTGAATTACGGGCCTCTAATTTTGAAACAGCAATAGCTCGATGCAAAAGCGCAGCGGAGAAGAACGATGCAAATAATTAACGACATGGCCCAAGGGTCGGACGAATGGAAGCAGCTACGGCTTGGTAAAATTACGGCAAGCCGATTATCGGATGTAATGGCAAACGGTCGCAGCGGTGCGCCCAGTAAGACACGGCAGTCATATATGCTACAGTTGGCGGCCGAAATTTTGACAGGTGAAGCCGAGGATAGTTTCTCGAATAAATATATGGACTGGGGCAACGCATGCGAGCCACAGGCCCGATCAATGTACGAGTTTGATTCTGGCAACGTAGTCGAGGAAGTAGCTTTCGTTATTGCAAGCGATCGGTTTGGAGTTAGCCCGGATGGAATGGTGGGGCAGGATGGGCTGCTAGAAATCAAATGCCCAAAAACTACAACGCAGATCGATCGGTTTGTAACCGGTAAATTTCCAACAGAATACAAAGCACAGGTGCAGGGCCAATTATTGGCGACAGAGCGGACGTGGTGTGATTTCGTTAGCTTTGACCCGCGAATCAGTGGCCCAGCTCAATATTTTATCATTAGAGTGGAGCGAGACGAAGATTACATCATAGAACTACAAGCAAAGATCGATACATTTACAGACGAATTAAACAACCTATTGGAGTTATTGAAATGAGTAAAATCGGCGTATCACTTAAAATTGACGTAAGCAAAATCGAAAAGGCACGATTATTTAAAGGCGCAAAAGGAACGTATTTGGATGCCACGGTTTTCATTGACATCGACCAACTAGACCAATACGGCAACAGCGGAATGATTACGCAAGACGTTAAAAAAGATGAGAAAGACTCAGGAGTTAAAGGCCCAATTCTTGGCAATTGTAAATTGTTCTGGAACGAAGGCGGCCAAGCTCCACAAACTCAGCAACAACAGGGTTTCACAGGTCAGGCGCCAGCAATGAGTCAGCAGGGTCAAGGCGCTCCGCTTAATACTTATGACGAAGATATACCGTTCTGATAACAAAAAAGAATAAACAGTTAGTTTAATATAACAAGCCGTCATAAGGCGGCTAAGGATTTGATTGCAAAGGATTGGCACTAATAACCCGAGACAGATGACACCATCTGCGCTCCGATCGTTTCGCCGGTTGCAGCATAAGTGCAGCTTAGCTGAACTGGCTTACTATTTTCGAATAAGCAAACCACAAGCCTGCCGCATTAGAGCCGGCGAAAACTGGGGTAACAAATGAGCAAATCATTAGAGTCTGAACAGCATTTAATAGCATGTGCGATCATAGACGAGAACCGGGCAACCGATCTGCTAGATCTGCCAGAATCATGGTTCTCATTAAATGCCCATAAATTAATCCTGAGGACTATCAGGGAACTCGTAAGCGCAAGCCTAAGCGCGGATCTGTTCTCGATTGGTGACAGTCTATCACGCAATAAACTATTGATTTCAGCCGGTGGTATGGAATACCTGAGCGAGCTTGCAGAATCATTGCCAAACCTGGGCTTTTGGAATAGCTACCGGAACTCACTAGAAAGCTATCACAAACTGCGAATGATAGATCAACTAAAGGTCAGCCTTGAAAGCCAGCTAAACAGCGCAGCAAAGCCCGAGGAGATTGTCAGCTTCTTGCAGACAAGCGTTGTTGATCTAATGACATCCAACTCAGTCGGCGGATTTAAAAAGGTCGGGTTGCATCTGTCTGACGCACTAGCGGAAATCGAATGGCGTTACGAGAACCCCGGAAAACTGTTGGGGCTGGCAACCGGCTTTAATGACTTTGATCTGACTATTGATGGTTTTGAACCCGGCAAGAATTACATTATCGGTGGGCGGCCTGGCTCCGGCAAGACGGCTTTTGCGCTTAACATTGCAGAACGATTAGCCCAGGAAAACAACGGCTGTTATTTCAGTTTGGAGATGACCGGTAAATCATTATCTAAAAGACTTCTGACCAATAAGTCGAAGGTATCAAACACCTCAATACGATCAGGCCAATTAGTTAATGAAGACTTTGCGGCTATAGCTGCCGCTGTAACGCTGCTACACACTAGCAAGCTGTTCATTGATGAAACGCCAGGTTTGTCCGTGAATCAATTACGCAGCCGGCTAAAAACTCAGCAGCTAAAGCAAGGCAAAATAGAGTTTGTTGTTATTGATCACATCGGCTTGATTGCAGGCGACCCGCGAAAGAACGCAACAGAAGGCCTGGCAGAGGTATCTAACCAACTGCTGTCAATGGCGAAGGAGTTTGATTGCCCGTTCATCATTTTGGCCCAAATCAATCGGGGCACAGAAGGGCGGCAAGACAAGCGGCCAATGGTTAGCGATTTAAAACAGTCAGGGCGGATAGAAGAAAACGCAGATGTAATCGTGCTTTTATACCGCGATGACTATTACGACCCTAGCAGCCATGACGCTGGAATAACCGAGGTAAACATAGGCAAGAACAGAGACGGAGAGGCTAAAATGGTTCCATTCCGTCACCAAATGGCTATAGGCGACTACCAGGAGGCTATTGACTGGGAGCCAGCAATCAAGCCACAGGGGAAATTTTAATGAAGAAGATGTTGGTCAGTAATCAGTCAGAAGTTCACAACGCTTGCGGATGGGCCAGTCATTGGCTCGCAAAGGGCTTGGCAGGCGGAAAGCCGGTTTCTATAAAGCTTGCGCATGAGACGCGCGGAGAAACACAGAACAGATTGCTGTGGGCTTTGCTTGCGTGTTTTGCAGACCAAAAACAATACGGCGGCAAATCGAGAAGCGCCGAGGAGTGGAAAATAATATTGATCTCGGCCTACAAATTCGACCCGTCTGGCATAGTGATTGGCATCAATGGCGAGGTGGTCAATCTAAACTACAGCACCAGCGAATTAAATAAATCCCGGTTTTCCGAGTTTATAGAATTGATCTACGCTCAGGGTAGCGAGTGGGGCATCAAGTGGTCAGATCCAGCAATGAAGATCTACGAGGAATGGGGCGCACAATGAGACGATGCAAAGCACCAAACTGCACCATCGAATTACAGCCGGCGGCAAAGTGTAGCGACATAATCGAAAAGAAGGGGTTTTGTTCTGTTGAGTGTCTAGCAAACAACGCAAAGGACAAGCGCATAACGGCTCAGGCAAAAGTCGAACGCAAAGCTACACAAGTAGCCCGAGAAAAGCTAAAAACGCGCACAGAACACCTGAAGGACGCTCAACGGTGGTTTAACAAATGGGTTAGGCTGCGCGATGCCGGTGAGCCTTGCATTAGTTGCGGCAAACCATCCAAAAAGGAGAACGCGGGTCATTATCGGAGCACCGGTGCGGCGCCAGAGCTCAGGTTTGAGCCGCTTAACGTTCATCTACAATGCGAGCACTGCAACACCTACCTGTCATCTAATGCGATCGACTACCGAATCAATTTAATCAAGAAAATAGGAGTCGATAAGGTCGATTGGATCGAAGGACTACACGCACCAAAAAAATATACCATTGCAGATGCCAAAGTCATAAAGGCCCAATACAAGTCGTTATGTGCCGAAATGGAAAGCAATAAGAATTCCGATTGATATAGCTAATCGATATATAAAAGCTCTTGAAGTGCTTGCACCTATGCTAGTGATGCCTTAATATTACCTTATTGAAACGCAACGAAAACAAACAACGGAGCAACACAACATGATCAACATCGCAGAGATAATCAAAAACGGCGTTCAGATTGAAGCAGACGCGCTTGACGCACTGTACATCTACATTACCACCGCAGGCTTCATGGCTATCTATATCGGCTCTGGCATTGATAATGAGGGCGTTGAATATGTATCTGGCCAGCCAATTAAAGCGACCGTCGCGGAAATACTTACCGCGTTCGATTATGACGCGGCCTTTAAAGCAAAACATTACCACCGCACCACTGGCAAGAAATCACCCGGCGTTTATATGGCATGGCTTGAAGATCAGTGCACCGGTGATCTTGACGCAATGAACCCAAACTTTTAATCAACCGGCCCCACGGGGCCAAAACTAAACAACGGAGCAAACAACATGATCATTTCAAACATAGAGCATTACTCAATAGATGATAACGGCAGCGACGGCATTGTTACATGGTTCACTATGGTCGTAGATGACGACCAAGATATGTTCGGGATTCATTCTGATGGCGCGTTGCTGGATATTGATGGTGTTCCAGTAACCCCCGGCGATGAATTATATAGGTCGGTAATGTACTCAATCGATCAGTTCGCGCAACAATTACAAACTGAAGACACTCTATAAAAAACGGAGCAACACCATGAAAACAATAATTGAAAGCATCGGCTGCATCCTTCTAGGCATCGCTCTTACCAGCCCGTTTTACGCGTATATTATGGGCTGGGTATGAAAACTTTAAGCTGGTCAGATATTACTACGCTCACTACTAAAGACGCAGGCGGGCGCTGGCAAGTAAACCCTGGCTCGATTGCTGCTCAGTACATCAGCGAAGGGCAGTATAAAGAACCAACCAGAGCTTACCCGCATAGTTATACGCGGGTGCTCAGAACGCCGCGCTTCTCCG